GAATTGTCTTTTCCATTTTTTCCCTCCGTTTTTTTTGTTACTCTCCGCCGCCGGTTGTTACAGAACAGGTTCGTAAACCTGCTCGAACCATGCGGCGTACTGTGTCGCCGCTGTTGCCGCGTCACACCGTGACTTCACGAGCGCGTCCGAAATTCTCGGCATTGCCGTAATATCGAGCGTTTCGGTCTGCGGTTCGATGGACGCCTCTTTCGTTGCACCGTTCACGGCGGCACGAGAAGCCATGCAACGGTAGAAACAATGCCGCACCGCGTTTGCGTCTCCTTCAAACTGAAACAGCAGCGCGAACTGTTTCGGCTGTGCATTTGCCTTCTCAACCTGAACCTGATTTGTGTCGTTCACGTCGCCGAGAATGTCGGTGCGCATGAAGTCCGGAATCATCGCAAGCTCAAGCGATCCGGAGTAGCCGTTGTTTGCTACACCGAGCCAATACTGCGCGTTATCGGCATAAAACGGCGTTGTGTCGCCTTCTGCGTCAAGTGTGAGATTTACTGCACCCGGAACAGCGACCGGGGTTGCATATGTAAGCACGCCGCCTTCACCTTCAGTTGCGACTGCTACGTGGACATTTTTCAGCCCGTATTTGATCTTATTCGCCATTCAATACTCCTGTTATTTCGTAAGTAATCATGTACATTTTTTCCGTCGTCAGATATTCCTCGGTTTTATCCCAATAAATACCCGCGGCGTTAAATGCGTCTTCAATCGTGCGTTCAGTCTCGAAAGACTTCTGCGCCGTGTAAAGTTCGACGACCGGCTCCAAAATTTCAACGTATGCGACATTGTCGGCGCCGATATTTTCGGAAGCGGGGTAATAGTAAACAAAGTACGGAAGCTCCGGCGCGCTGTTTTCCGGATAGGAATAATAAACGTGAGGAATATTTATCGCGTCGAGAATCGCCGCGAACTCGGTTAAATTCAGCATGTTTACAATTTCCTTTCCAATTCTTCGACCGCCGCCTGCTGCGCCTTTTCGTTCACGGGTGCAATGTGCGGAAACGATCGCGAGCGACCGCCGCCTCTCAACGCGTGCCCGTGTTCGAGTAAATGCGTTAGTCCCGGCATGGCTGCGTTATAGACCACGCCTTCAACGCCGAGCCGGCTTTTTTCGACCTTTGCTTTCCATCCCTTGCGGTATTTTCCAGTCCCGCCGAATGTGCCGGCGCTTTTTAATTCGTTCGCCGCATCCTTCGTGACTTTTTTAACCGTTTCCTCGAGAACTTCGGAACAGTCCCCGGCGTAGTCTTTCAGCATGTCGGAAACTGTCGCTGCGAGTTGGTCAGCCCTGATTGTCACCGGCATTTTTCACGTCTCCCTGCTTCCGCTGCGCGTACAGCTCGATCTCGTCATTGCGTCCGATATAAGTCCGGTATATCGCGTACCTGTTTCCATCGTATTCAATGACGTTTTCGCCGGCGTAGTCGTGCCGGAACATGCGGAACCGGATCTCCGGATTTAAACCCATACGGGCACCGTTGAACCATTCATCACGGGAAACAGAATCAACCGCGACAAATACCTGCCGCGCCGTTTCTTTTGACGTCGGAACTCCGAGCGCGTCGGTCGTCCACGTCTCCGCGATTAAGTTCGCTATTCCGCTTCTGTCCATTTCGTATACCCCGACGCCATCGAGATTTGCGCCTTCTGTTCGTCGTATGATGCCTTTAAACGGTTGTATACGTCGTTTTCAACCTGCCCGAAATACATTTTCGCGTATGTATTTACCGCCTGCACGATTAAAGGATTTGTCAGGTAGCCGGCGCCGATCACGTCAGGATCCACGCCCGCAATACCAAGGTCGGCAATACACGCATTTATTAACGCGGTTATTTCGCCGTCGAATGCGTCCGTCGTGATTCGTAAAACGGTTTTTACGCTCTCCAATAATTGATCCATGTTGCGCCCCTTCCTTCGTGAGTGCGAAAAAAGCCGGGGTTATTTGCCCGACTTTTTCGCTGTTTTCTTTTTGCTTTCCGGCGCGGTTTCTTTCGCCGGTTCGGGTACTGGTTCAACGCGACCGAGTAAAAAGCGGAGGTTCCGTTCGTCAATGTCGACGACCTGTCCCGCCTTTACGATCAGCGTCGTATCTTTTAAAACCTTGACCCGCATTTATTCAGCGGTAACGACCGCGAAACCGTTCGGCCGTACAAGATGGATGGATGCCAGAATCTTTCCGACGATCTTAACGAGATCCTGTTCGGCGAGACTTGTCTCGTCAACAATGAATTTGAAGTCTTCACCTTCCGGGAAGTTAGCGACGACGCCGTCCAGATCGCCCACGAGCATTCCGGTTACTGAATTATTGAACAGAACCTCCATGCCTTCAAAAGGATCCTCGATCTTTTCGCCGCCGGTTGTACGCTCGTTCTTAATTGCCGCGTATGTCGCCTTGCTGACAATAACGACCGGATTCTCGGCTTCGTCGGACAGTACCGCGAAACCTGCCATGGCTGCGGTATTATCGATCGGATGATTTGTTACCTTTGCGGACAGTGAAGATGCGACGATCTCCGCGACGACTTCATTCTCAAGCGCAAGGGCGAGCTGATGTCCGAACTCGTCGAACAGATAATCGAGGAACGCGCGACCCTTCAGTGCGAGAACAGTGTCGGAAACGCGAATAAACTTTTTGAAGTATTCAGCGACAAAGTCCACATACCCGAGTGTGAGCGTTTCTTCCGCCGGTGCGGCTGCGCCTTCGGTATGCTTAACAGCTCCGGTTGCGCTTGCCTCATAGCCGACCGAATAATTGCCGGCAACGTATGTCTTGCGCACGCGGGACAGGATCGGGGACTTGTCCCAGTCTGTCCAGATGTAATCGTCGACAATGTCGGAAACTTTAACCGTTCCGCCTGTTGCGTTTGTGCTGAGAAGCAGCGCGCGCTGTTCAGATGTTGCGCGGCCTTTGATAAATTCGGCCAGCGCGTCTTCAAGTGCTGCGCGTTTTTCTTTATCCATTGTGTTGTTCTTCCTTCCTTCTTCGTGAGTTTCGACCGGGTTAATATTCATCCCGGCAATTCGTGTCCGCAGTTCCTTTTCCTTTTTCGCGCGGGCTTCGATCGCCGCGGCGCGCTCGTTGAGCTTGTCGACCTCTGCGTTGAGCGCTTCGAGGTCTGCGCCGTCTGTTGCGATCTCTTTTTCGATTTCGGACATTCTCGTCTGGATGTCCTCAAGTGTCATGGCTTCAATTTCCATAAAATCTTCCTTTCATCATCTTTGCCTTTAGCCGTATGATTTCGCGCGTTCTCTCCGCTTTCAGTCGCTCCGCTGTCCGCTTTTCGATCACTCCGTCGAATTTGGAACGGAAAGAAACGCCGATGTCTGTTCCCGGATTTGCGGGAAACGCTACGGCGGAAACGTCATAAATCTTTTTGAACCGTGTAATGATTCTCGTTACGGTGTCGCCCTGTTCTTCGTAAATATCGGTGCCCGGCTCCGTCATAAAAGAGAACGACATCTGCGAATAGTTCCCGACGTCGATGTCTTCGAACATTGCCCGCGCCGCTTCTGTCTTTCCAAGATCGGTGCGCGTGTATAATCCGTGCGCGTCGGTCTTCAGTTCAACAAGACCGTTTTTTGTACGCGCGAGAACCTGTCCTTCGTGATCGCGTAAAAAGACTACGTCGGACATGTCCGCGTCGTTAAACGCGGCCGGGTCGATTCGCTCGTAAAACTTCATGCCCATTTCTTCAAATAAAAGATACGGGTCGAAGGTCGACGCGTATCCCGTAACGATAAAACTTTTTTCCTCACCTTCGGCGCGTTTTTCGAACGTCCCGAGGTTCCTGTATTCTCGATCGTTTTTCACTGGCATAATTAAACCCCTTCTTTCGTGAATGTTCCGTCCTCGTTCATCAGGTAGTATTCGCCCCTGATCGTGTACGCCTGCCCGGCTCCGTCAGGTATCGGCGGCAAGTTCCAGATTTCTCGAATCTCGTCTCTGTTCATAATGCCGCGGTCTGCCATTTGCGCCGAAACGTTTAGCTTCTCGGTTGTGCTGAGATATTGCAGCCGGTTTGCCGTCAGCATGATATACGACCCGCGCTGAATCTCCGTTTCAGTAAACGCCGCGGCTGTCATTGTTTCGGAGAACTGTATCGCGAACTGCTCGATTACGCTCTCATAAAATGCCGCCCACGCGTCGCCGTATGCTTTCGACTGCAGAACGTCTTCGTTTACCGCGAAATAGTTGTAAACATTTGTCCGGATCTCGTTTCGTTCCGCTTCTGGGACGGTGTACGCGCTCTGGTCGATTTGTTTAATATCGGCGTAGGTGTTCGGAAACAAAAGGATACCGCCGTTGGAATCTTCCGACCGCAGGTTCGTTTCCGTAAAGCGCTGCCGTTCTTTCTTCAAATCTTCCGTTGAGCTGAAATTATTCACGCGCGCCATAAATCTGTAGGTCGCGCCATTCTTGACCGCTTCTTTGATTCCTTCGTCGTTTAGGTGCTCGAGCTCCATCGTAGAATCAAGCGCGTTATTTCTCTCGCCGAAAAAATCCGATTTGTATTGAAACCGGGTCAAGATCGCGACGCGGTCGAGACGTTCGGCGGCTTTGTCGTGATTTTTAAATTCATACCGCAACCACGGCTCGCCCTCAAATTCGACGATCTCGCAACGTTTCGGCAGAACCGGGTAAAACCCTATCCGTTCCATTTCCGCGTTGTATACGGGCACTATAACGGCGTTGTTGTGCATATCTAGAATCGTGCTGACCCGGTAAAGAAACTGGCTCCAAGTTTGCCACTGGTTCGGGCGGTATTTGAGCCGGTTCTGCAGCTTCGGGTTCGCTGTTCCGTTTATCTCGAATTTTAGCTTTGAAATGTGCCGCGCCCTGACGTCGATCGCCGACCGGACGAGCGCGCTTTCGTATAATTCGCCGTTCCACGTCGTGAAATGCGGCCGGTACGCCGTGAGCGTCTTAAAGTATCCGTCGTTATATGTCGCCCGTTCGACGTTTTCTTTTTTGAACAAAAAATCAAAAAGTCCCATGTTATCACCTCGCGTTCGCAAGCTGCGCGCCGATTTCAGCGCCCCACTTTTGCCGCACCGTCATTGCGTCCAGTAGCGCCGCCATTCCGTCTATATGCGAATTTGCGGAGAGTTTGATTAATCGTTTGCGCCCTGTCTCCGCATCTGTCTTCAGGGCTGAATCGTAAAAATGTAATTTCAGCAGATCGTTGTCGCCGAAATGAACCCGGCCGTCTTTGATAAGCCCTTCCGTTTCCCTGATCGGCGCCGTAAGGTTGAAGCCCTGAAACACGTCGTCCATGTGGAACCCGTACTGGCTCATACTCTGCGTCAAATACT